TCAACGGCACCGACACCTTCTCCTACAGCCAAGGCACCAACCAGGTCCTGTTGCTGCGCAACCCGACTGCAGGGGCGATCATCCCCAAGCTGGTGGGTGACGCAGCCTCAGCGGCATACCCCGTGCCCCGCGCCGCCACGATCTCGCTCGTCGCAGGCTTCACCATACCATCGATTGCAGCGGGCAGCGCGCGGCGCATCCGTTTGGATTCGGTCGGGGCTTATCTCGAAGGCAACTGCTCGATCACGACCGGGACCGGCCTCGTCGCATCGCTGTATCAGGAGGATTGATCATGGCAACGATCACGAACAACACCAACCGCCCGATCACCTTGCCGACCAAGATCGTCATCCAGCGCGGGGCCACCATCGAAGTGGAAAACGGCGACATCACCAATCGTGACAACGGCCCGACCATCGCCAGTTCGGTTGCCAATGGTGACCTGTCTTACGCTTTGGACCCGGAAGACCCGGAAGAAATCGCAGCGCCAGTCGCTGTTGAGCCTGTCGCGCAAGCGGCCCCAATCATCACCGAAACATCGCCCGCTAAGGCCGCGAAGTAACAAGAGGTTATCAATATGCCTGACATCATCACCTATGTTGGCGCGACCATTGCCGTCGTCGCAGCCGTTCCAGCAACCTACAACTCGGCAGGCTATGCCGCTCTCACGTGGGTGCCTGTTGGCAAGATCACGTCCTGGGGCGAGGCTGGAGACACATCCGAAGACGTGGCCGAAACCACCCTCGCGGGCCGGGTTATCCATGCCAACGGCGCGCTTGACGGTGGCGCGGTTGCTTTTGCGATTGTCGTGTCTGGCACTGATGCTGGCCAAACAATTCTGGTCAACAACTCCAATTCGAACACCGACATTTCTTACCGGGTCACCGACCCTGATGGGAAGATCGAATATTCGACTGGCATTGTCGCCAACGTGCGCAGCCGTGAGCGCACTGCCAGCACAGCCAAGGGCCTAACGGGCGAGGCTCGCATCAACACTGCCTTGGTGCGCGTCTAACTTTTGATGCGACCAAAGCCCGAGGCAGAGTGGTTCACTGTCTCGGGCACCTTGAACCAGAACCTCCAAGGATAAATCATGGATTTCAACGAATTCGACAGCCGTTCGCTGGCCGAAGATGGCGCGGCAATGGACATCATGCACCCGGTAACGGGTGAGCCAATGATGGACGATGGCCACCCTTGCCGGGTTTTTGTGCGTGGCGCTGAGAGCCGCAAGGTTCAAGCGGCCCTTTCGTCCGCCAACAAGGCGCGGACAAACCAGCCGACAAATCAGACCATGGGCGACATCCACCTTGACTTGGTGAAGAATGCCAAGCGGCTGATCACCGGGTTCGAGAACGTGGACCGGGGGGACAAGCCCGCGACCGCAGACGACGCGGAATGGTTCCTCGACCTGAACATGATCAATGGTCAAGAGGGTGAAAAGTCCTTTGCCGAGCAGGTGCTGGCCTTTGCGACCAAGCGGGCAAATTACTTGGGAAACGCATCGAAACCCTAATCCTTGCCGCAAGGCAATTAGGGTTTCTCCATGCCACGCCAGACAAAGTGAAGACCAGCCGATTTCAGGCCGGTCTTCGCGCTATGCCCGACCTCGATCCGGGTGAACACATGCTGCAAGCGTTTCTGGATATGGGGCCAGTGATGCACCTGCCAGATGGCGATGCACCTGTGACATGGGTTGAGGCCTCAGCCTTCGCAACGGCCACCCTAGCCGTTTCCGACCCATGGGAAATCCGCACGCTCGTGCAAATGAGCCGTGCATTCGCCTTCACGCGTGAGGCGGCAAAAGACCCGCTTTACCTATCACCGATTGAACAAGGTCACGAACAAGATGACTGATTTTGCCACCCTCATCCTTGCCGCTGACACGCGCCAACTCGAACATGCAGTTGCATCGCTGGACGGACTTGTCGTGTCGGCGGGCAAGGCTGAGGTTGGGGCGAAGAAATTCAGCGGCGGCGCAAAGCAGGCGGGGGATAGCGCTGCGACGGCTGCGCCGAAGATCGGAGCGGCGGCTGCGGCGGCTGACCTGATGCAGGTGGCATCAAGCAAGGCCGCGCGTGCGCTTGGAGTCATGGCCGCAGGCTTTGTGTCGATGGCAGCAATCAGCGGGTCGGTGACGCAGGCCCGCGAGTTTAATGCCGCGATTGCCGAAACATCCACCCTGATCAAGGGAACCCCCGAGGAGATTGCTGCGCTAGAGGCGGGCGCGCGAAAGCTTGCTCTGACCTTCGGCGGTGAGGCAACGCCGCAGGTGAAAGCCTACTATCAGGCGCTGAGTGCGGGGGCAGCATCAGTCGGTGAGGCGACGGCGTTGCTTGGCACAGCGAACAAGCTGGCCGTTGGCGGCGTCACCGATGTTACTACGGCGGTTGATATCCTGACCACAGCCACGAACATCTACAAGACCGAAGGTCTGCTTGCCGCCGATGCGTCAGACGCGCTGTTCGTTGCCATGCGGGCGGGTAAAACCACCGTGGGCGAATTGGCATCTGGCATGGGGCAGGTATTGCCACTTGCACAAAAGCTTGGCGTCAGCTTTGACGAAACTGCCGCTGCAACCTCCGCCCTCACAAAAGGCGGCTTGGCGACGACTTCCGCCATCACCGGGCTGCGGGCCGCGATGACTGCAGTCCTTGGGCCATCGGCCGAGGCGACGAAGCTTGCACAGAAGCTTGGCATTGATTTCACAGCATCCGGGCTGAAAGCCAAAGGGTTCTCTGACTTCATGGCGGATGTTGTCGCCAAGACGGGCGGCTCTGCTGAGGCTATGGCAACGCTCTTCGGGTCGGTTGAGGCCACCACTGTCGCGCTATCCCTTTCGGGGGCAGCGGGCGGATACATGAACGACATCCTCGGGCAAATGAAAACCAAGGCCGGGGAAACGCAAACCGCGTTCGACAAGATCAATGAGTCTTTGGACGGTCGCCTGTCGCGCGCCTTGGCAGCAACCAGCGATATCGCTCTTGGGCTTGGCAAGATCGCTCTGCCGTTGGTGGTGTTTGGCCTTGAAGCGGTCGCAGGTGTTACGAAAATCGTATCGGAGCACATGGATGTTCTGGCGGTTGGGCTTGGGGCGGCTGCGACCGCCTATGTTGCGACACTTATCCCCGCCGCGTGGGCCGCAGTGGCGGCATTTAGCGGTAACATCATAGCACTTGGCAGCCTGATTGCGGAGTTTGGTGTGGCCACTGTCGCCACTAAGCTATTCGGTGCGGCGTTTATCCTGTCAAACCCGGTCGGCTGGGCCATCGGTATAGGTATGGCGGCGGCGGGCCTTTATGCTTTGGCAACATCGGCGGGGCAGGCCGCAACAGCGGCTGATATTCAGGCCACCGCTGCGCGCTCGCTAAACGCCGCTCTGACTGGCGTTAATCTCGCGTCTGCCGAAGGCGCGGTGAAGGCGCGCGAACTTGCGCAGGCAACGCTTGACGCGGCGCGCGCTGATCTTCTTGCGGCACAGCTGCGATTGCAGCAGGCAGAAGCAACTTCAAAAGCTATGGCTGGCACCCGTGGTGGCATTCCTGCGGCCATTGCTGCACGAGAAGCCGCGAAGGCGATTGAAGAACAGCGCAACATCATGATCGGCCTTGTCGCCGAGGCTGAAAGGTTAGGGATTGTCCTTTCACGAGTGCCGTCCGAAATCCGCAATGCGTCGGCAGAGGCGCACAGGCTGGGCGTGGAGGCGGGCATTTCCGCAGACGCCGCACTCGGCATTGCTGTGGCCGTTGGCAACATCAACATGTCCTCAGCCATTTCCGGGGCGAACGCGCTCGCAGCACGTCTTGGGGTGGCCCTTGATGTGGCCATCGCGCTGAGTGCCACGCTGGACCGGGCCGCAGGAATTCAGCGCGCGGCCAAGGCGAGCACAGGGCCAAGCCTCTCGTTCGGCGCAAAGGTGCCAAGCCTCGGGGTTGATGTTCCTTCGGTAACCACCGGGACCAAGGCGGTATTGAAATTCGCATCTGCTGCCGAGATTGCAGCAATGTCTTCTCGTCGTGCGTCCGCACAAGCTGCCGAACTCACGGCGAACCTTGGCGGGGCGGGTGGTGGAGTTGCCGGGGCCGCGAAAGAGGCAACCGTTGCCCTTACCGCTGCACAAGAGGCTGCGAAGAAGTACGCCGAAACAATGTCCGGCTTTGTCACAGATGGCATCGGCAAGGCCGTAGATTGGATGGTCAACGGCTTCAAGGGCGGATTGAAGGGGCTTCTCGACATCTTCAAGCAGACCATCGCTCAGATGATATCCTATGCCCTGAAAAACAAGATCATGATCGCCATCGGCGGGTCGGGTGGGATTGCAGGGTCAGCAGCATCCGCTGTGACGGGGGCAGCATCAGGCGGTGGCTCAGGCGGCTTGATTGGTGGCGTCCTCAGTAATTTCCTCGGATCGTGGGGCACTGCAGGGGTCGCGGGCACTGGGCTGCTTGGAGGCCTCGGGGCATCACTCACCGGGGGGCTGGCCAACGTCTTCAGCATCGGAAGCAACATCGCTGCAGCGGGCGGGGGTATTGCGGCTGGCCTCGGGGCGATCTTGGCCCCCATTGCCATCATCGCGGGGATCTTCTCGTTCTTCAAGAAGAAGGTCACTGTGCTGGATCAAGGTCTGTCGGTTGCCATCGCTGGCGTTGATGTTGCGGTGAAGAACTTCACAACGACCAAGACCACACGATTCTGGGGCTTGTCGAAGAAGATCAAGACCACAGAGGCCGATGCAGACCCGGAGCTTACCAGCCAAGTAAATGCCATTTACGACAGCATTCATTTGGCTGTCGGCAACGCTGCAACCTCGCTTGGTGTTGGCGCATCCGTTCTGGACGGGTTCACCCATTCTCTGAAAGTCAGCTTGAAGGGCTTGACCGACGAGCAAGCGCAGAAGGCAGTCGCCGATGCATTCCTCGGCATGTCCGACGCAATGGCGAAGCTGGTGCTGGCCGGGTCGGGCGTGGTCTTGGCTGGCCGGGGCGCAACAGAGGTCTTGCAAGGATTGGCCAATGCGCTGACTGGTTCAAATGCGGCGCTTAAGTTGTTCGGCTGGCAGCTTTTTCAGACCAGCATCGCGGGCGGCTTGGCAGCAGAGGAGTTCGTCAAGAAGTTCGGCGGTCTGGAGCAATTCCTGAGCACAACAGGGTTCTATTTTGAGAACTTCTATTCGGAGCAAGAACGCGCCCAAAAGCTTGCGGCCAACTTTCAAGCCGCTCTGGCTGGCCTTGGTGTGTCGGCCATGCCTGCCAGCCTTGCCCAGTTCCGCACGCTGATTGAAAGCTTTGAGGCGCTTGGCAATCGGGATGCGGTGGCGAAGCTGATGCAGCTTGCCCCTGCCTTGGTCAGCATCCTTGATCTGCAAACCGCGTCCATGAATGAACGGATCGGGCTGGAGGAAAAGCTGCTGCAATTGCAGGGCCGCACCGCCGAGCTGCGCGAGCGCGAACTGGCAAAACTGGACCCGGCCAACCGCGCCATGCAGATCATGATTTGGCGGCTGGAGGATATGCAATCCACCCTCAAGCCGGAAAACTTCAAGACGCTTTTCGACTTTAACAAGGCGGTCGCGGTCGGCTCTGGTGTCGGCGGGCAGGGCGCGACCCTGTCGTCTGTCAGTTACAGCGCGCCACAAACTGCGAGCGCAGCACCCCCCATTGCGGCACCACAGAGCACGTCCGAAGCCATGCTGTTTGAGGTGGCAACCACTGTCAAGCGGTTGTTAGCGTTGCACCGCGACTGGGACACCATCGGACTACCCGCAGAAAGGACCGCCTAAGCCATGCGGATGATCATCCCGAAAGATGTTGCCGATGGTATGTTGGTTGACGAGCCTCGTTGGAATTTGCTGACCCAAACGGAGTTTCCCAACGGGGTCACGGACGCCCCGTCGCGCGGCGGCTTGATTTCAGCGACATCCATGACTGGATTTGCCGGCGCTTTGGCCTTTGGATATGACGGTGTGGTGACCGCCCATGCCTATAAGACCTTCGCCTTCACTGCAGGGTTGACCTATACCCTGTCCGTCATTTTCGAAATGACGGACGGTCTTGGCCCACCGGTCGTCCACGCCACCTCCTCACTCTCTGATATGGTGTTGGTGGTCGCGGGGGTAACTGTCGCCGCTGCCTCGCATACAATAACGGCGCTGTCAGACGGTCGATATCGTGTGTCGGCCACCAGACAGGCGGCAGCTTCCGGTGTTACCACCATCGGCATTGTCAAATACGCCTACTATACGGGTCGGACCTTCAAGACATCCGGCTGGCAGGCGGTGGTTGGAGCTTTGCCCGGCCCATACCAAGCCATCACGACAGCCGGTGCCTATGTCGGCCTGCCGTCCTCTGTGCCGGAGAATGACTACGCTGAATGGTCATCTGCAACCGCCTATATCATCGGTGATCGGGTGATATCGACAGCCTCGCACTCGGTCTATGAGTGCGTCTTGGGTCACACAAACCAAAGCCCATTGGTGGATGTAAGCCCCACAACGGGGGTTGGCACCTATTGGCTGCGCGTCAGCGCGACAAACCGCTGGAAGGCGTTCGACAAACGGTTGGCAGAGCAAGTCTCTCACGCATGGTCTATCGTTTACGACCTGCTCCTGTCTGAGCCGATCACGTCTGTTGCTTTTTTCGGGCTGCAAGCAGAAGCGGTGCGCATCACGATCATCGATCCTGCATTCGGAATTGTCTTTGATCTATTGCGCCCGACCATTGATCAGACTGCGGTGATCGACTGGTGGACCTATTTCTACGAGGATGGCGCGTTTTCAAGTCAGGTCTCAATTCCGGGGATTCCAGGTTTCTCAGGCAGTATCATGCGCATCGAGATATCAGGTTCTGGCACGAACAAGGTCGGGCAGATCGTCCTTGGCAAGGATAAGAAGCTGGGCACAGCACTGGCCAACACCGGCACTGGAATTGTCGATTACTCCCGCAAGGATCGGGACACATTTGGCAACCCTGTTATTGTCGAGCGGGCTTATGCAGACCGGGTCGATTTCCGGTTTTCGCTCCCATCAAGTGATGCCAATCGGGTCAAGTCGCTGCTCGCATCGATGCGGGCAACCCCGGCGATTTACCACGCGGGAGACGGCACCGATCAATACGGAACAACCGTTTACGGATACTTCAAGGACTTCACAATCACGCTGGCCAGCGTCCCGGTCAGTTTTGCTTCGATGGAAATAGAGGGGCTTGTCTAATGCCAGTTTCAACACCGCCAGCCGCGCCAAATCGAAACGATCCGAGCGGTTTTCCTGCGGCTGCAGACGCTTTCGTCGCGTGGCTGATTGCGTCGGTTCCAGAGTTCAACGCGCTTTCGCTCATGACGGCAAGCGGAACGTTCAACGTGGGTGCGGTCGCCACCCCGTCCATAGCCTTCACGGGCGATCCCAATACCGGCTTTTATTGGGTCGGGGCTGATCAAATCGGCATGGCCACCAACGCTGTGCGGCGTGTCCTGCTCTCCACCACAGCGATGCAAATCGACCTGCCAATCACAGGCACCGCCGTGCAGTCGTCCGCAGTGGACACAACGGCGGGTCGCATGATGGCGGTTGGCGCGTTCGGTCTCGGGGCGATTGGGTCTGTGCCGCTCTTGGCCGCACTGGATGCTACAACCATCCCAGACGGCGACGCGCGATATGATGCAACGACCACTGGCACATACCCCGCGGGGGTGACGGCGGCCAACCTCGGAACAGTCTCGATGTTTCGCGCCACGGCCACATCGGGCTTCATGGTCCTTCAGCCTGCCAACTCAAATCTGATGTATGTTCGGCGGTTGGCGACCACTTGGCAGGCGTGGCAGCAATGCTTGACTGTCCC